TGATAATGATGATTTAGATTACGGTTCACCTTTTACATCTATAATTAGTGCAAATGCTAATGCAGGATTTAGTATTGTGAAATATGAAGGTAATGGTGTTTCAGGAAAAAAAGTACCTCACGGATTATCAGCAGCACCACAGTTTATTATTTATAAAAGATTAGATTCAACTGCAAATTGGATTGTTAAATCTACTTTGTTAAATACAAATGATTATTTAGCATTAAGTTTAACTGACAAGGTTTATTCAGATAGTGGTGTATTTTGGAATGGGACGGCTCCTACTTCAACAGTATTTACATTAGGTAACAGCGCATCTGTTAATGCTTCTTCTGCAGAATATATAGCTTACTGTTTTCATTCAGTATCAGGATATAGCAAGATTGGAAGTTATGAAGGTGGCAAAACATTAAACACTGATAATGTTGTTAATTTTGGATTTGCAGCTGACTTTGTAATGATAAAAAATACTGATGATGATGGTTCTCAATGGATAATAATAGATTCAGTTAGAACGAATGGTTATGCTTTCTATGCGAACACAAGTGCTGCTGAATCAAATTATAGTACAGACGTATTGCTTTCTTCACAAGGTTTAAGATTTGTTTCAACTAACATTAATGTAAATAGAGCAAGTAAAACTTATATATATATGGCATTTAAAATAAATTAAAACATGGCACAAACAAGATTAAAATCAGGTAACCTTCATATGGTAGGAGGAGACAACGGAAGTGATGGTAATGTACTTAAATCAAAAGGTGATGGTACAATGGAATGGGGGACTGTTGTTGTAAACCCTACATTTTCTTCTTTTGATTATCCAGGAGATGATACAGCTTTAGACCCGGCAGGAAATCAAAGTTTAGTTATAAACGGGGGAGGTTTTAATGCTAACGTAACCGTAACTATAGATGGTACAACTTGTCCATCTATAACAAGAAATAGTGCTACACAATTAACAGTAACTACACCTGCTAAAAGCGCAGGATCACAAATTTTAGTAATAACTAACACCGATGGAGGAAGTGCTAATACAAATGTGTCCTATAATGGTGTACCTGCTTGGACAACTTCTGCAGGAAGTTTAGGATCTATAGCAGAAGGTGAAACAATAAATTTAACTGTAACAGCAACAGAACCAGATGGGGGAACAATAACTTATGCAATAACCTCTGGGTCTTTACCTTCGGGGGCATCCTTAAATACATCAACGGGGGCTATAACAGGTACTGCTGCTTCTGTATCAGCAGACACTACTAGCAGTTTTACGATAACCGCTACTGATAATGAAAACCAATCAACCGCTAGAGCGTTTACTATTACAATTACAGCAATTTTACCGTCAGGCATGTTTAAAGCAGTGACTTACACAGGTAATGGTGGCACACAATCTATTACAGGAGTTGGATTCAAACCTGATCTTGTGTGGATAAAAAATAGATCAACTGTAGCCTCTCATTTAATACACGATTCATCAAGAGGAGCGGGTGGGTCTAAAGGTATATACCCTGGTAGTAATAAATCTCAAGGGCATCATTCAATTTATGGTAGCGTGTCTTCTTTTGATACTGATGGTTTTGCTGTTGATGCAAGTTCGCAAGGGCATCATTCAAATAGGAATGGAGACAATTATATAGCTTGGTGCTTTAAAGCGAATGGGGGAACTACTAGCAGTAATTCAGATGGTAATATTACATCTACAGTTCAGGTTAATGATACTTTAGGGTTCTCCATAGCTGAATGGACGTCAACAAGTAGTAGCTCACACACCATCGGGCATGGGTTAAGCGGCAAACCCGACGCTATACTTTATAAAAAAATAAGCGCGGATGGTAATTGGTTTTTATATACAGATGTAATAGATGGGAGTTGGGATGAATTAACATTTAGTGGTACTGACGCAAAGTATGATTATTCCGCTACTTATGGAACTAGTACAACATTTAGAACCGTAAGTGCATCCGCGGGAGCTGATTGGATTACTTATTCTTTTAAATCTGTTGCAGGTTTTTCAAAAATAGGAAAATATACAGCTGTTTCCGGAGACAATTTTATAGAAACGGGATTTAAACCAAAATTTTTAATGATTAAATGTACTTCTCATGGGAGTACACATTGGGAGATTTTAGATTCCACAAGGTCACCTGGGTTATTATCAAATGGTTCAGCAGTAAGATTAAGAGCAAATGATGATTCTGTAGATGCATCATTTAATGATACCCCTGTTAGATTTTTATCAAATGGGTTTATGTTAAAAAAATCAGTAACCTTAAACAATTATGGCGACTACGATACTACTGGTAGAACATTTTTCTATATGGCATTTGCAGATGACCCCACCGCAACAACCCCAACACTTGCGGATAGTTTCAATACAAAAGCATATACTGGTACAGGAAATGACCCATTAGCAATTACAGGGGTAGGATTTCAACCTGATTTAGTTTGGATAAAAACAAGAACTCAATCAAGAGAGCATATATGGTCTGATGTAGTTAGAGGATTAAATAAAGAATTATCATCAAGTGATACTGCTGCTCAAGAATCCAGAGGGGTTAAATCTTTTGACGCTAACGGGTTTACATTAGATAACTCAACACATAATTATAATAATAACGGAGAAAATTATATTTCTTGGGCTTGGAAAGCAGGAGAGCTACCATCAATTAATACAGACGGTAACTCTACTTCAATAGTTAGTGTAAATTCAAATGCAGGGTTTTCTATTGTTAGATATATTGGGAACCAAACAGCGGGACATACCATAGGGCATGGTCTTGGAGCGGTTCCAGAAATGATTATACTTAAATCAATAAACGCTGTAAAACCTTGGTACGTATATCACGCGGGAGTTGATGCAAGTTATCCTGCACATTATAATTTAAGATTAAGTGCAGATGATGCAAGACAAAATTCAACAACAGAATTTAACGATACCGCACCTACAAGTTCTGTATTTACTTTAGGTACAGCTTCAGGACCGAATGGAACAGGTGATAGATATATAGCTTATTGTTTTAGAAGTATATCAGGTTATAGTAAATTTGGAAGTTATACTGGTGTAACTTCAGGGGTAACTGTAAACGTAGGTTTTCAACCAGATTTTGTAATGGTTAAATCAGCAAGTAATGTAGAACATTGGGCTATACTTGATTCTACAAGAGGTTCACAAAAAGTTTTATATCCAAATAGAACTAATGCAGAAAGTAATACCGCATTACATACTATTACTTTTTCTTCTACAGGGTTTTCATTCCCTCACCAAGATACTGCTGATGCAATGTTAAATGAAAATGGATATACATATATATACGCAGCATTCAAAATAAACTAAAACGCGTAATATATAAAAAATACAATTAAATCAAATTCAATAACTTATGAAATTAAAGAAAAAAGAGCTTAGTGATTTAAAAGCTTTAGTAGAAAAAATGTCTACAAAACAAAACGAAATTGGGTTAAATACTATTAATGGTCATAAATTAGCTCATGCGTTTTCACAATTAGAAATAGAATTAAATACTATGAAAACTGGTTTAGAAGAAATATATGGTAAATGCAATATAAATGTTGAAACCGGTGCGATAGATAAAATTGAATCAAATGAAACTAATAAGAAAGATTAGTATAGGAAGAGACTATAAAGATAATGCAATGCACTATCAAATTGGTCAAGAAGTTTATGGTAACCATGTAATCACAAATATATTAGAAAAAGATACAGATTACGAAATATATATTAAAAAGAATAAAGAAGTATTACTTTGGAAATCTTTTAATAAAAACATGGGAATAAGTGTAGAGTATAATTTAGATTATGAATAACCCATACGCTTTAATAATACAACCAAAAGAAAACCGCTATAAAAACACCAAAAAAGTATCCAATAAAAACTTAATCCTAAACACGTCAATTAGTGACCATAGGTATGTAAGTAAAGAAGCTATAGTAAAAGCTCTCCCAGGAGCGTTTAAAACGCCTCTACGCGAGTCTGATGAAGTATTAGTACATCACAATATATTTAGAAGGTACTATGATGTAAGAGGAAATGAAAAAAATAGTGGTAATTATTTCAAAGAAGATATGTATTTTTGTTACTTAGATCAAGTGTACATGTATAAAAGAAATGATAATTGGACAGCAATGCCGGGATATTGTTTTGTAAATCCTATACAATCAGAAGATAAATGGGAAAACAAAGAAGAACCATTAAAAGGTATTGTAGTTTACACAGATGGCACGGATTTTGTAAAAAAAGGTGAACTAATAGGTTTTACACCATACTCAGAGTTTGAGTTTATAGTTGGTGATAAAAGGTTATATAGAATAAAATTAAATGATATTTCAATAAAGTATGAACATAAAGGAACAGAAAAACTCTATAATACTAGCTGGTTATAAAGCTGTAAAAGAGTTAATCAAGGTCGCTGAAGAAGAAATTATAGTTGAAGATGCAGCAGATGAACTTGCAGCGGATAGATTAAAAAACGCTGCAGCTACAAAAAAATTAGCTATCTTTGATGCTTTTGAAATATTAAATAGGATTGAATCCGAAAAAGCAATGCTTGAAAATAAGCCACAAGAAAAGAACGAAGCTTTTAAAGGATTTGCGGAAAAAAGATCAAAATAATGCCATATCAGCAGACGTTATATAAAATTATTGAACCTATTAAGCGTACAACAATACATAGGTTAAATAAAAAGAAGTACTGGGAATATGGTTATAACAAAGAACACGATGTAGTTGTTATAAGTAAAACGGGTAAGATAGGGGATATATACGAAATACAAAACCTTAAAATTGCTTTGCCTCTTGCAGAAAACGTGTATAGCAAGCATGATAAATGGATTGCTACAGAATACCCTAAGGAATTAAAAAATATAAAAACTATATTCGACTGGCAAACGTATCCGGAAGATTTTAAAAACAAGTGGCATGATTACATTGATACAGAATTTACTAGAAGAGAAGAAGGGTATTGGTTCCGTAATAAAGGGGTTAACACTTATATCACTGGCTCTCATTACAATTACCTGCAGTGGTCCAAGATTGATGTTGGGAACCCAGACTTTCGAGAAGCAAACAGATTATTCTTCATATTCTGGGAGGCATGCAAGGCAGATAACAGATGCTATGGAATTTGCTACCTTAAGAACAGGCGTTCTGGATTTTCATTCATGTCGAGTGCTGAAACAGTTAACCAAGCCACAATATCGTCAGATTCTAGATTTGGGATCTTATCTAAGACTGGTGGAGATGCAAAGAAAATGTTTACCGACAAGGTGGTACCAATATCAACCCACTACCCATTTTTCTTCAAACCAATACAAGATGGAATGGACCGCCCCAAGACAGAGCTGGCCTACCGTGTCCCCGCATCCAAACTCACAAGAAAGTCCATCACCAGTACAACCGCATCCAAGTCCCCCACAGGGACGCTCGAAGGGCTCGATACAACAATAGACTGGAAAAATACAGGGGATAACTCTTATGATGGTGAAAAGTTAAGATTACTTGTTCACGATGAATCTGGTAAATGGGAAAGACCAGATAACATATTAAACAACTGGCGTGTTACTAAAACAACGCTGAGACTAGGAAGTAGGATTATAGGAAAGTGTATGATGGGATCTACTTCAAACTCCCTAGATAAGGGTGGAGATAACTTTAAAAAATTATACAATGACTCAGACGTTACAAAAAGAAACCGCAATGGACAGACTAGCAGCGGATTATATAGTTTGTTCATACCTATGGAATGGAACTACGAAGGATTCATTGATTCTTTTGGATTACCTGTATTCGATACACCCGGAGCTTCTGTCGAAGGACCCCACGGTGATAAAATCGATGTTGGCGTAATAGAGCATTGGGAAAACGAAGCTGACGGATTAAGAGATGACCCTGATGGGTTAAATGAATTTTACAGGCAATTTCCAAGAACGGAAGAACATGCGTTCAGAGATGAAACAAAAAATAGTATATTTAATTTACAAAAAATATACGAACAAATAGATTACAACGATGGTACATTAACATCTGGTGCTGTAACAAAAGGAAACTTTCAATGGGAAAATGGCATAAAAGATTCAAGGGTAATTTTTACACCAGATCTTAGAGGAAGGTTTAATATATCCTGGGTTCCAAGTATAAATCTACAAAACCACGTAATACTAAAAAATAACAAGAAACATCCGGGTAATGAACATATAGGAGCGTTTGGATGTGACTCGTATGATATATCAGGTACAACAGATGGTAGAGGTTCTAAAGGTGCTTTACACGGATTAACTAAATATAGTATGGAAGATGCACCTGTTAATTCATTCTTTTTAGAATATATAGCTAGACCACAAACCGCTGAAATGTTTTTTGAAGATGTATTAATGGCATTAGTATTTTACGGTATGCCAATACTTGCAGAAAATAACAAACCAAGATTGTTGTATTATTTAAAAAGAAGAGGATATAGAGGTTACTCTATGAATAGACCAGATAAAACATCAAATAAATTATCAACAGCTGAAAAAGAAATAGGAGGTATACCTAACTCATCTGAAGATATGAAACAAATTCACGCTGCAGCTATAGAGTCATATATAGATAAATATGTAGGATTACAGGAGAATGGAGATTATGGAAATATATATTTTAATGCAACGTTAAACGATTGGTCTAAATTTAATATAAACAATAGAACAAAACATGATGCTGCAATAAGTTCTGGTCTTGCAATAATGGCATGTAACAGACATTTGTATCAACCAAAACAATTGAAACAAACAAAAGTTTTAGATTTTGGTTTTAAAAAATATAATAATCAAGGAAGTATTTCAAAAATAATAAAATAGATGAATATATTACCAAAGGGCGTATTCCCAAGCCAAGCAGTTTCAAGTGCTGAAAAAGCAAGTGAAAAATATGGTTTAGAGATTGCAAAAGCGGTTGAGTCAGAATGGTTCAAAAGAGATTCTGGTACAGCTAGGTATTACGCTAATAGAGACAACTTTCACCGTTTAAGATTGTATGCTAGAGGTGAACAATCAATACAAAAATACAAAGACGAATTATCTATTAATGGTGATTTATCATATTTAAATATAGACTGGAAGCCAGTACCTATAATACCAAAGTTTGTTGATATTGTAGTTAATGGTATTGCAGAAAGAACATATGACGTAAAAGCGTACTCGCAAGATCCAGCTTCAGTTCAAAAAAGAACTAAATACGTGGAATCTTTATTAAAAGACATGCGTACAAGACAATTTTCAGATTCTGTTTTTAATGAATTTGGAATTAACTTATACGAAAATGATCCTGATACGCTTCCTGAAAATGAAGATGAGTTACAATTACACATGCAATTAGATTATAAAGATTCAATTGAAATTGCAGAGGAAGAAGCTATAAATAATGTATTTGATCACAATAAATATGAATTAATAAAGAAAAGATTAGATTATGATATAGCTGTTATAGGTATGGGTGCTGTTAAAAATGAATACACAACATCAGAAGGTATAAATATTAAATATGTTGATCCTGCTGATTTAGTTTATTCATATACAGAATCACCACACTTTGATGATATATATTATGTGGGTGAAATAAGAAAAGTATCAGTTGTTGATTTAAAGAAACAATATCCACATTTAACAGATGAAGATATAAGAAGAGATGTTGAAGGGCAAGGTACTAATGCTAAACTATATAATAAGTCATATGCTGGGCAAGATAATGAAGATGATTCATATGCTTATGTATTATATTTTGAATACAAAACATATAGAGATGAAGTTCACAAAATAAAAGAAACTTCAACAGGTGCATCGAAAGCAATTAAAAAAGATGATAGTTTTAACCCACCTAAAGATTCAAGATCAAGATTTGAAAAATCATCAAGAACTATTGAGGTTATATATGAGGGTGCAAAAATAATTGGTACTAGAAAATTATTAAAATGGCAGTTGGCTGAAAATATGACAAGACCAAAGTCAAATACAGTTAAAGCACAATTTAGTTATAATATAGTAGCACCTAGAATGTATAAAGGTAGAGTTGAGTCGCTTGTAAGTAGAATGACAACATTTGCTGATATGATTCAATTAACTCATTTAAAATTGCAGCAAGTATTATCAAGAATGGTACCAGATGGTGTTTATTTAGATGCAGATGGTATTGCTGAAATAGATTTAGGTAATGGTACAAATTATAACGCGCAGGAAGCATTGAATATGTATTTTCAAACAGGTTCTGTTATTGGTAGATCAATGACACAAGATGGCGAATTTAATAATGGTAAAGTTCCTGTACAAGAATTACAGTCATCAGGCTCTAATGCAAAAATATCTAGTTTAATTAATTCGTATAATTATTATTTACAAATGATAAGAGATGTGACCGGATTAAATGAAGCAAGAGATGGTTCTACACCAGATAAAAACGCGTTAGTAGGATTACAAAAAATAGCTGCTGCAAATTCAAATACAGCAACAAGACATATATTGCAAGGAGGATTATATCTTACATTAAAAACAGCAGAGGCAATATCACTCAGAATATCAGATGTATTAAATTATAGCCCAACTAAGGAATCTTTTATTCAAGCAATAGGTAGATCTAATGTAGGGGCTTTAGAAGATGTTAAAACACTACAGCTTCATGATTTTGGCATATTTTTAGAACTAGCACCTGATGAAGAAGAAAAACAATTATTAGAAAATAATATACAAATGTCTCTTCAAAAGGAACAAATTAACTTAGAAGATGCGATTGATATTAGAGAAATAAGAAATTTAAAACTTGCCAATCAATTATTAAAGCTTAGAAGAAAGCAAAAGTTTGAACAAGATAGATTAATACAGCAAGAAAATATTCAAATGCAAGCTCAATCTAATGCACAAGCCGCACAGGCTTCAGCTCAAGCTGATGTTCAAAAGCAACAAGCTATAACACAAAGCAAAGCTGAGTTAGCACAAGTTGAAGCACAATTAGATTCACAAAAATTAGAAAAAGAAGCAGAAATTAAAATGATGCTAATGCAAAAAGAGTTTGAGTTTAATATGCAGCTTAAAGACGCTGATTTAAATGTAATTAAAGATAAAGAGAAGTTTAAAGAAGATAGAAAAGATGAAAGAACTAAAATACAAGCTTCGCAACAATCTGAATTAATAGATCAAAGAAAAAATAATAAACCACCTAAAAAGTTTGAATCAGCAGGATTTGATACTTTAGGAGGATTTGGCTTAGAGCAGTTTGAGCCTAAATAAACAACTGCAAAACATTTTTATAATATTTTATCATGGAAAAAAACAAAGACGTCGTAGTTGACGAAACACCAACTGCTGCAGAAAAGGAAGAAAAAGTACTTGAAGCAGCGGGACAAGACACGGGTAAAACCGAAGATGGTATGTATAAAGTAGATTTAAGACAACCTATAAAAGAAGAAAAAGATGCCATTCAAGAGCAAAGCACAGATGAGGTTCCTGTACGCGACAGATCCGAAGTTAGCGAAGAGGTTCAAGAAGAAAACCAAACGCAGCCTGAAGAGTCTTCCGGAGAAAGTGAAAAGGAAGAAAAAGAAACGCAAGTAACTTTAGAAGAAATTATTGAAGACGAAGAATCAAAGCAAAAAGAGGAACCTAAACAAGAAGCTGAAGTTGAAGAACTAAAGCAGGAAATAGAAGAAGCAGTACAAACTTCACAAGATACAGGAATAGAATTACCAGAAAACATTCAAAAAGTTGTAGACTTTATTAATGATACTGGTGGAACGTTAGAAGATTATGTAAAAATTAATCAAGATTATTCTAACATCGATGATTCAACTCTTTTATATCAATACTATAATCAAACAAAATCACATCTTACAAAAGATGAAATTGATTTTTTAATTGAAGATAACTTCAATGTTGATGAAGAGGTTGATGAACCAAGAGATATTAAGCGTAAAAAACTCGCTTATAAAGAAGAAATTGCAAAAGCCAAAAGCTATTTAGAAGGATTAAAGGACCAATACTACGAAGAAGTCAAGTTGGGTTCTAAGTTAACCGATGATCAGCAAAAAGCAATTGAGTTTTTCAATACTTACAACTCTGAGCAATCAGAACAGCAAAAGCTGCAAGAGAAGCAGACTGAGCATTTTAATAATGAATCTAAAAAAATATTTACCGATGAATTCAAAGGTTTTGAATTTAACGTGGGTGATAAAAAGTATAGATACAATGTTAAAGATGCAAAGGAAGTCCAAGATAGACAAGCAAACATATTAAACGTATTAGATAAGTATATTAGTAAAGATAATATGTTACAAGATGCTAAAGGCTATCATAAGGCTCTTTTCGTTGCAGACAATGCAGATGCAATTGCAAATCATTTTTACGAGCAAGGTAAAGCTGATGCTATAAAACAGTTAGATGCTGAATCCAAAAACATAAATATGGATCCACGTAAAACTGGCACAGTTGAAACCGGAGGAATAAAAATAAGAGCAATTTCTGGTGATGATAGTTCAAAGTTAAAAATTAAACTTAGAAAATAACTTTAAAAAAATAAATAAAAATGGCAGTAATAACTCCAACGGGCGGTGCCAATTTGAACGCGGTACCAGCTCCAGTTAAACAAACGCTAGCAACTAACTACCTATCATTTACAGGTGGTGCTAACGATTGGTCACAGCAATACTTACCAGATTTATACGAAGCAGAAGTTGAAAGATATGGAGACAGATCTATCGCTAGCTTCTTAAGAATGGTAGGTGCAGAAATGCCTATGACTTCTGATCAAATTATTTGGTCTGAGCAAGGTAGACTACACTTAACGTATACAGGTGCTCTTGTAATTGCAACAGGTGTTGTAACAATTGCAAACTCAGGTACTCACGCTATAAGAGTAGGGCAAACAGTAAAAATTAAAGGTGGTTCATCTGGTAAAGTTGACAACGCTTATGTGTCAGCAATTGCATCAGATAACACTACTTTAACACTTAAAAGATATGGTGCGGCAGCATTTAATACTTCAGGTAATACTTTTACAAACAATGAAACAGTAACATTATTTGTTATCGGTTCAGAATTTGCAAAAGCTACTAACGGTATGACTGGTGCAGTAACTCCATCTTTCAAGTCGTTTACAAACAAACCAATCATCTTAAAAGATAAGTACGAGATTTCAGGATCTGATGCTTCTCAAGTAGGTTGGGTTGAAATTACAGGTGAAAACGGACAGTCAGGTTACTTATGGTACCTAAAGGCAGAAGGTGATACAAGAACTAGATTCGAGGATTACTTAGAAATGTCTATGGTAGAAGGTGAATTAGCAGCATCAGGTTCTGGCGCAGCTAGTGTTACTGGAATAGGTGGTACTGAAGGTTTATTCGCAGCAATCGAAGATAGAGGTCACGTAACTGCAGGTGTTGATGGAAACTCAGCAACTGAAGATTTAGCTGACTTCGATGAAATTCTTAAGAAATTAGATACGCAAGGTGCAATTGAAGAAAATATGTTATTTGTAAACAGAGATGTTGCATTAAACATTGACGACATGCTAGCGGCTCAAAATTCTTATGGTACAGGTGGTACATCTTACGGTGTTTTCTCAAACAGCGAAGATATGGCACTTAATTTAGGTTTCTCTGGTTTCAGAAGAGGTTCTTATGACTTCTACAAAACTGACTGGAAATACTTAAATGATATTACAACAGGTGGTGCATTTACTCACATTAGAGGTGTAGTAGTACCTGCTGGAACATCAACAGTTTACGATCAAACATTAGGTAAAAACATCAAAAGACCATTCCTTCACGTCAGATATAGAGCTTCTGAAGCTGATGACAGAAAGATGAAATCTTGGACTACAGGTTCTGTAGGTGGTGCTACTACGTCTGATCTTGACGCAATGGAGGTACACTATTTATCTGAAAGATGTTTAGTAGTACAAGGTGCTAATAACTTTATGTTATTAAACTAATCCTTATTTAGTATAGGAATTACCCCGGTTTCGGCCGGGGATTCTTATATTTTTTTATTATTTAATCTTATTATATTATGGCAACAAAAACAAAAACAGCCCCTAAATGGGAGATAAAAGATAGACAATACTATCTTGTAAACGGTAAATCACCGCTTACATACACAATTAAAGGAAAAGGTATATTTTGGTTTGACAAAGAAAAAGGTTTTGAAAGAGAATTAAAATATACATTAAACCAAAAAACTTGTTTCGTTGATGAATTTAAAGGCGATGCAAGACTTGGTCATATAGTTTTTGAAGATGGTGTATTAAATGTACCAAAAGAAAAACAAACATTGCAAAAATTAATGTCAATATATCATCCAGATATTGGAAGAGTATTTGCAGAATTTGATGCAGAAGCAGAAGCAGAAGATGATTTAGATATATTAGAATTAGAAATTGAGGCTTTAACAGTTGCAAAATCAATGGATATTGATCAAGCAGAGGCAGTTATAAGGTCTGAGGTTGGATCTGAGGTATCTAAGATGACTTCTAAGGAGATTAAAAGAGATTTATTATTATTCGCTAAGAATAATCCTCAACTGTTCTTAGAACTAGCTAATGACGACGATATAAATATCAGAAATATGGCTATTAAAGCATCAGAAATTGGAATATTAAAATTATCTGATGATCAAAGAACATTTAAATGGGCAAAAACAGATAAAAAAATTATGACTGTTCCATTTGATGAGCATCCTTACTCCGCTTTTACAGCTTTCTTAAAAACAGATGAAGGCTTAGAAGTTTACAAATCAATTGAAAAAAGACTAAAATAAAGTCTCATTATAGTGATAGCCACTGTAATGGTGGCTTCATTATAATAAATAAAAGAATATGGCAGTTAGCATAGATACAGTATATCAAAGAGTATTAGCTATTCTTAATAAAGAAAACCGTGGTTATGTAACACCACAAGAATTTAACTTGTTTGCAAATCAAGCACAGCTTGAAGTATTCGAACAGTATTTCTTTGACTTAAATCAATATAGTAGATTACCAAAAAATGATACTGAATACTCTGATTTGCCAAAATTAATAAATGAAAAATTAAGTAAATTTAAACAATCAGCTTCTATATCATATATGACTGATCATTTTCACTTACCTACAGATTTTCATAAACTAGGAACGGTAATCTATAATAATACTACGCCTGTTGAGCAAATTGATAAAAAGAATTTATTAGAATATCAATTATCAAAACTTACAGCACCTACAACAAACAATCCAGTATATATACAAAGTAGGGCTAATGCTCAAAGTCATTGGGCTATACAAGTATATCCAACAACTATAACATCAAACATATCTATAACATATGTTAGAAAACCTAATTCAGTTACGTGGGCTTCACAAACTGTTGCAGGTAACGCTTTATATAACGCAAGTGCATCTACTGATTTTGAATTACACGCTTCAGAAGAAACAAATCTTGTGTTAAAAATATTATTATATGCAGGAGTAAGCATTAAAGATCCTAATATAGCGCAGTTGGCAGATGCAAAAGAAACAAAAAAACTAACACAAGAAAAATCATAATAAATGGGACTAATAACACAAACAGCTAAAGAATACTACACAGTAGCTAATAATTTTACTGGTAACGGTTCTGCAACAACATTCACTGTTACGTTTGACCCATTGCCATCTACAGAAAATGAATTTATAGTATTTCAATCGGGTAATGAGATTGATGATGATCAATATACATATAATTCAAGCACAGGGGTAGTTACGTTTAGTAGTGCTCCAGCTAATGGAACAGCAATACAAATTAAATTAAAAAATGTTAAGCATGGTAGTTATAGATATATAGCTTTAGATGATATTATAAATAACTTTATGGTTTCATATGTAGGTGATGGAAAAATAATTGATAAAGCAAGAAAACTAGATGTTTTATTTCATGTTAAAAGAGGAATACAAGAATTTAGTTATGATATATCAAGAATAGAAAAAATACAAGAAGTTGAAGTTGGTGCATCACTTACAATACCTATGCCACAAGATTATGTTAATTATACACAATTATCATGGATTGATGGTGATGGATTAGAAAGAGTGATATACCCGTCTAAAATAACTTCAAGACCATCTGAAGCAATATTACAAGATGATACAGCAGAATATATATATGATAATAATGAATCACTGCTTACTTCAACATCGATAACTTCCGAAAGATTTAAAAATGTACCAACAACGGAGCTAAATGATGATTATTTTTATTCAGACAATGATAGAAATGCAATGCTGGGTGAAGGTAAAAGATTTGGTATAGACCCGGAAACTACACAAATAAATGGTGTATTTATAATTGATGAAGCAAATGGTCAATTTGGTTTCAGCAGTAACTTATCAGGTAAAGTTATAACATTAAGATATATATCTGATGGACTCGGAACTGATAATGAAATGCAAATACATAAACTTGCAGAAGAAGCAATATATAAATATACAGCTCATGCAATCCTATCCGCAAAAGCAAATATTCCAGAATTTATAGTAAACAGATTTAGAAAAGAAAGAAGAGCAGCAATGCGTAATGCTAAGTTAAGATTATCTAACCTTAAATTAAAAGAGCTTACTCAAGTAATGAGAGGCAAGTCTAAGCAGATTAAACACTAATTAAATGCCAGAAATAAAAAAGGTTTTCCTACGTGGAAAGATGAATAAGGACCTCGACGAGAGATTGATTCCTGATGGTGAGTATAGAGATGCTTCTAATATTCAAATAGCAAGCACAGAGGGGGATGATGCAGGAACAGCTCAGAATATACTAGGTAACCATGTTGTATCTAATACGGGTATGGGCGGTGTATGTGTTGGTATGATTGAAAACACAGAAACAGATAAACTATATATGTTTATTAAAGGAACATCTGTTCACGGTATTGTTGAATATACTCCAGGAACAACACCTGTAACTAAGCCTGTAATTTTAGATGCTAGAACAACTAAAGTGTTAGATTTTTCAAACATTACAAAAATAACAGGTATAACTATATTAGATAATTTTTTAATATTTACAGATGACAATTCTGAGCCAAAAATTATTAATTTAGATAATTCTGTAAGTACGGGTTTTTTCAATTCTAATAATAGCGAAACTCTTTTTAATTATACAAGTAAAATAAATGGTAATAATTTTGAAGAAAAAGATATTGCTTTAATAACTAAAAAACCTGATAATGCTCCAGGTGTTAGAATAATGGTTGCAGATGCTCTCAAAACAACAACACCTATATTTGAAAATAAATTTGTAAGATTTGCTTATAGATTTGTTTTTAACAACGGTCAAAGATCTCCAATATCACCTTTTACACAACCTGTGTTTTTACCTAGTGCTACTAATTCATATGATATAGATGAAGGATTTAATAATCAAATGGAAAATAATATTGAGGAAGCGCAGTTGTTTGAATTTGATACATCACATAATTCACTTGAAAGTATTGAAATTATTTATAAAGAATCAAATAACGCTAATATATATCTTTATGATTCTATAACTAAAGCTGAAGCAATACTTGCTAATGCTGCCTCATCAATTACTGACCCTAATCGTTATCTTATAAACAAAACAGTTAAAAAGAGTGTTATACCTGAAGATCAACTATTAAGAGCTTTTGACAATATACCTCATAAAGCAAAAGCAGTTGAAGTAGTTGGTAATAGAATAGTATTTGGTAATTACGAAGATGGTTTAGATATATCAGGTTATAATCCTACTTTTCAAACTATTACTACATTAGGTAGAAATACTATAGATGCTGAAGATACAAGAAGAATATTTATAGGTGATAATCAATTACAGTCATCTGGAGTCATATCTGGGACAGGTACTGGATTATATGATACAAGAACAATAAAAACAGGTAGAGAATATGAAATAGGTGTAGTTTTTGAAGATGAATACGGAAGACAAACGCCTGTTATAACAGCAGATGGTGGTACAGGATCAGGTACATTAAAAGTGCCGTTTGATACAGGAACAGTTGCTGGTACTAAATTAGGTATTACAATGGGTGGTTCATTTCCATCAAACCCTAGATTAACAAAATTTAAGTATTATATTAAACCTAGTTCTAATAATTTTGATAATTTAATAGTTGAAACTGTTAAAAATGATAAAGAAGATTCAGGCACATGCTGGTTAGTTGTACCTTCCTACGAAATAAATAAAGTAAAAGAGGGGCAATACATGATGCTTAAAAAAGCATTAAACTCAAATACTAGATTATCTTACGGTAGCAGCCCTGATGATTTTAAATTTAAAATATTAGATATATCAGGCGATAAACCTGAAAACATAGATGCTGTTGAATCTTTTGACGGTAAGTTTTTTATTAAAGTAAAAAAGACTTCACAGATAACTGGTAATATTTTTACAAATCAAGGGCTTGCTGGAAAAAATGGTGAAATATTAGAAATTGATTTTAAACAAGGTAGTTCTTCTAGTATAAGTAATGCTTTATTTTTAGGGCAAGTTACTGCGCCTGATTCTCAAGATAGAGTAGAGCTAACTAAGTTTTATTTTAAAGATGGAGAAATATTTGAAGTTGTTTCAACTACTGATATAGCTAATCTTGGTAGCTTAACAGAACATTTCCAATCAAGCGTTGTGGGTAGTTCAGCTGGAGGCGCATATGCAGATTTAGCAGGACACGTTGCTGGTATTCCAGGATCTGGTTTGTCTTTTGCTGACGGAGATAACGATGTAACTAAGGTTGAGGTTAAATATAATAGTAGTAAATTTCCTACATCTTTTCAAATAACATACGCAAGTCAAAACCCTGGTGCAGGTGTATCAGCTAATACATCACCAGCTGTATTTGAAACAATACCAGAAGACGAGGTGTTAGATATATATTACGAAACAAGTGAATGTTTTGATAAAAATAAATGGGGAACACAGCAAGATTTATCTTGGCATAATGCTTATATAATGGGTAATGGTGTTGAATCTAGCACTATTAATGACGATTTTAATGAAGATGTTGTATCACCAGGAGTAAAAGTTTCAACAACAATAGAAGGAGATTATAAAGAGCGTAATCAAAAAAGCTCTTTAATATATTCGGGTATATATAATTCATTAGGTGGTATAAATAAATTAAATGAATTTAATGTAGGATTAAAAATAACTAAAGAATTAAATCCTGAATATGGCAGTATACAAAAACTTTATACAAGAAATACTGATGTTATAGCTTTTTGTGAAGATAAAGTATTAAGAGTTTTAGCTAATAAAGATGCTTTATTTAATGCTGATGGCAATGTTAATTTAACAGCAACTGAAAATGTATTAGGACAAGCAATAGCTTTTGCAGGAGATTATGGTATATCAAGAAATCCAGAATCTTTTGCAGTTCACGGATATAGAATATATTTTACGGATAAAGCAAGAGGTGCGGTATTAAGATTATCAGGAGATGGAATTACAGTAATATCAGAAGCTGGTATGTCAAGTTTTTTTAGAGAAAACTTATTAAACGAAAGCAATACTAGTATAATAGGTAGTTATGATATTCATTCTGACCAATATATTCTTTCTTTAGAAAATTATGGAGCTTCAATAAGTTATAGTGAAGATACAAAGGGTTGGGTTTCAAAATTAAGTTTTATACCAGATGCAGGGGTTTCTCTAAATGGTAAATATTATACATGTTATTTAGGAAAATTATACGAGCACCACTACCCTAATGCTGAAAGAGGTAATTTTTATGGTGAAAGAAAAACCGCTGGTATTAAATTAATATTTAATCAAGAAGCTTCAGCAATTAAAAACTTTAAAAATTTAACCTATGAAGGTACTACTGGTTGGATTGTTGGTTCTGAAGAAATAATTACAGATCAACAAAAAGGACAAATTTTAGAATTTAAAGAAAAAGAAGGTAAATATTTTGGATTAATATCAGGTGTTGAAACAGAATTAAATACTATATCAGGAAAAGAGTTAGATTCAAGATTAAAAGATTTTTCAATACAAGGGCTAGGTAATATATCTTCGCATAGTGGCACAATAACATTTGGATGTGCTAATGCTGGATTGAATATAAATAGTGGTATTGTGGGAGCAACCGTAACGGGAACAGTCGCATCGGGGACTATACAGTCTATATCACCTGCAACATATCAAACAGGAACAGCAAGTTATACTGCAACAATATTAGTGCCATCTGGTTTTGATAATTCAGGTAGTACTATTCCTTGTTCTGCCAGCGCTGGAGCAACTAATGCTGCATTCACTTGTACAGATGCTAATTTACAAATACCTAATGGAACAATTGGTGCAACAGTTAGTGGTACTGTTACTTTAGGAACAATTGCTTCTTATAGCCCAACTACATATCAAGCAGGCACTAATACATATTCAGCTGTAATAAATATACCATCAGGTTATTCAAATTCAGGAACATTAACTTGTACTGATACAGCAACAGGTTCTGCTGGTAGCTGTGGTCTGTCATTAGCTGTTGGTTCATATTCATCAGGAGGAACAACATTAACAGGAACATTTAGTGGTACCGATTATACAGGATCTGATACAATAGCTTTAACTGTTAACAGTGGAACAATATCACCAACAACAACTACTAAATCAGCATTAGCTGGAGGATTAGCAGTAACTTTAAGTGAAGGTGTTACAATAACAGCAACAATAACAAGTGGATTATGTAATAATACATCAGCAACAATACAAGCGCCTCAAGCAGCAACAGTTGTTATAAATGGTGCAGGAACAGCTATGGTTGGAAGTAATGTTACATTAACAGCTAGTACAACAGGAACAGTTACTTCTCGTCAATGGTATAAAAGCTCATCATCAGGTTTTACACCGGGAAGTGGCAATATTATTAACGGTGCTACATCCGCGACTTTAATAACATCCGAATCATCAGCGGGCACACAATATTATAAAGTAAAAATAAATGGCTCAACAGATTCAGCTCAACATTCAGTTGCTTGGACAGCTTGGACTTCTCACAGTAATTTAAAATTTGCAAGTGGTGGTACATCGGCCAACTCAGGTGCGTGTACAGAAACAAATACATTAAGTATATTTGGTAATGGAAGTTTCACAGCCGCAACACAATTTGCTGTAAACAATCAAGGTAGTACATCAGGATTTCAACAAGGAACATATTCTGACGGAACAAACTATAGATTTATAAATTCAGGAGGAGTACCTGGTGCTCATACAGCTTGTAGTGCTGGTGGTGGTAGTCAAGGTATAAGAGCTTCAAGATGTGATAATTCTAGCAGTGATCAAAACTTTTTTGTTGACTTAGACGGAAATAACGCATTATCAGTTGGTAATGTGATAAGTTTTACAAGCCAGCAATTTAGTAATGATTATTGGAAAGTAGAAGCGATAAATTTAACTCTTAACGAAAATCAATATGATTCTGCTCCAACGTTAGCAAGTACACATAACAGTTGTACTTTAATGTTAACGCCAACAGTTGATGTTACTTCGCCGGTGGCAGCTTCGTTTATATATGAGGGAGGTAGTTTAAAAACAAGAACGTTATCTGCAACATCAAGATCAAATGAACCACAAGGAGTAACACCAACATTCCAATGGAAAGGTGGTACAAATGCAAATAGCTTATCAAATATATCTGGCGCAACAAGCTCAACATTAAATGTTAATTTCAATACAGTTAGCAATTCAGCTGGTCAAACAACATATTATAATTGTGTTGTTACTTATACTGAAAGCGGCAATACTAAAACAGCAACTGATGCAACACCTGTTAGTATAAGATGGGATAATTTTCCATCATATACATTAAACCGTGTTAATGCAGGATCTGGATCAAGCCCAAGTTCAACAGCTTGTACAGATTCAAGTAACCAAGTAACTTTATATGGTAATAGTTTAACAAGTTTAGCAACAACAACACAATTTTACAGTAATAATCAGGGTTCAACAAGCGGTATTGCGGCTGGTACATATTCTAATGGTATAATAAAAGCGTATGTAAATGCGGGAGGAGCTCTTGCGGTGGCAGGTGGATGGCAAAGTTGTAGTAATTTTGTAATATCTGGAGCTTCTTCAGCAAGCTCTTATGCAACTGTTGTTTTAACAGCGGAACAATCAGGGTTTAGTGGAACTCAATTTGTATGGACAGCAGATGGAACGCAAGTACAAACAGGCAGTAGTAATACCTATGCGGCAACGGTATCAACTTCTTTTGAAGGTAATGTTATATATAGATGTACTGTATCAGGAGGAACAACACCAAGTGGTATTACAAATCCAGCAGCTAAAACAGTAACATGGTCTATACCAACTCAAAAACTTACAGCACAAGCTTGCCCAGCAGGTGCAACATATAATTTTAATATTACAAACGCGGCTGGTTATACAAATGGACAAGTTCTTAATTTAACAGGAAGTGGTTTTACAGATGGATGTTATAAAATAACAAATGCTAGTTATTCAGGAAGTGTAGATTACAGCGCACAGGTTTCAGGATCATTCCCATTTCAACCATTTTCAGATTGTTGTAGTTGTACTGGGTGTAGTGTTTCTGTTAGTGGTACAACTTCAAAACCAGTAAATCAAAATACAACATTAACAGCTACAGCTTCAGGATTTTCACCAACAGGGTATCAATGGCAATCATCAACAGATAACTCAACTTTTACAGATATATCAAGTGCAACATCGGCAAGTGTATCTGTAACATCAGCCTCAGGTGGTACTATTTATTATAGAGTTATAGCAACAGCATCAGGAATTACTCAAACTTCAGCTTCTCATTCTATATTTTGGCAAGCAAACGTATCTGTAGAAAGATTTTATAACGCTCAAGCGCTTCAATCTGATTGTACTGATGACGATGAAGTAATAACTGTAAGACATACGAGTATATACGCGCTTTCTAATGGTACAATATTTGAGTTAGGAACAACTACAGTAACATGTTATGAAATTATTGGAACCACTACGGGTAATCAAAGTAATCCTGATTTAGCAAATGTTACGTTTTACGGTACTTGTTCAGCTTGTCAAACTGCTAATTCTGCTGATTGTAGTTTTTCTTTAACTACACAAGGAAATTATAATAGTAGTGCAGGAACACAAGTTGTAAGAGGTACATTTGGTTCTGGTCATACAGGAACATCATCTGTAGGGTTTACTGTAAGTTCAGGCACCGTAAGTCCAACAAGCGCTACTAAATCTCAATTACAAAGCGGAGTTACATTAACGCTTTCAGCAGGTGTAACTCTTACAGGAACAATTAATAGTACGGATCCTTGTACAGGAGATATAGCTCAAGTATCAATTCCTCAGTCTTCATGTAATAGTGTAAGTGGATTTATGACAACTAGTAATCCGGAAACAGATTCAAATGCTGCAAATGATTTATGTGGAGGAGGAAATTCAATAACGATATATATTAATGGAACTACTCTTGCAAACTCAACACAAATTTATACGGCAAGTGGTTGTGGTACATTAATGTCAGGAACAAAATATTATTCAACAGATGAGCAGTATTATCATATTTGGAATGGGTATTCGTTGTCAAGTGCTTATCTCATTGATTGTCCGTAAAAACATGTAATAATAAGAATATGAGTTTATTAACGTTACAAACAACATTTACAAAAAATACATCACTTCAAGTTGGTGATACAATATATTTTTTAGATACATCAGGTAATTCAGATGTGGTTAAAAAAATTGGCCCCGTTCAAACTATAGAAGATAGTTATATAGTTTGTAATGCAACTGGTAATTTATCAGGCTTAACTCAAACAAGTTATATATTCTTTGGAAAAGATAATTCTAAAAATACATCAGGTATAATTGGATATTTTGCAGAGGTAAATTTAAATAACAATTCAAAAGATCATGCGGAATTATTCGCAGTAAATTCAGAAATATTTATAAGTAGTAATTAAAAAATAAAACAATGGCATTAAAAGAAATTCTCGGTGCAGCTGCTGGTGTAGCAGGAGGACCAGTCGGAATGATTGCGTCAGCAATACCTGGTATAGCTAAAGGTATAGGCTCTTTATTTGGTGGTAGAAAAAGAAGAAGAAGAGAAAGAAAAGCTAGAAAACAATTTAATCAGCAAATGGATGCTTTTAAAAACTTTCAATTTGATAACCCTTATGAGGATTTAGAAAACACATTTGAAGGTTTAGAAAATCAATTTGAAGATTTACAAGTTGCAACAGGTGCTGCAGATTTTCAAGCTCAGCAACAACAACAAGGATTAGCACAAACACTTGACGCTTTAAGAGGGGGTGCCGGTGGGACTGGTGCAGCAGCTATAGCTCAAGCATTATCACAATCACAAGCAAGAGGCAATCAGCAAATAGCAGCTAATTTAGAGCAACAAGAAAGACAAAATCAAATAGCAGCAGCACAAGCAGCAACTAATTTACAATCTCAGCAAGCACAAGCTGGTATGAGATTACAACAGTTAGAGGCAGCGGGTGCCGACGCAATGCAACAAAGAGAATTTGATAGAACTTCAACTTTATTAGGTATGTCTCAACAAGAATTAGCTGGTGCAAGACAAGCAAGAGCACAAGCAACTGCTGATTTAGCTGGAGGGTTAGGAGCAATTGGAGGAGCTGCATTAGGAGGCGCTTTTAAAGGTGTATTTGGTGGATCAAGTCCAATAGGAGGAGGCGCAGGATTCGGAGGTGCTATGAAAGATTATAGTAATTTTGGACAAAATATAGTGTCACAAGCTCAAGTACCTAATTTAACAGGTAATCCTTTCAATAAATTTTTAAATAATTAATTATGGCAGATAGAAATTTAATACAAGGCGCAGCAGCATTAGCACAAGCAGATGGAAATATGTCAAGGGCTTTTGGGGCAGGATTAGCACAGGAAGCAACAAGAATTGCTGATGATATAATCAAAAAAGAAAACGAAAGAATAGCTCAGGTTAAAAATGACATGAATCTTGCAGCTCAGTTTATTGGTAAAATGGCATCAACTGGGTCAGCAGCGGGGCAATATAAAAATATTTTAACATCAGAAGGAATGAATGTTAAAAATAAATTAAATGAAATAGCTTTAGATCCTTCACTTAATCCTGTTGAAAAAGCTGCTGCATATACAAAAGCTGTAGACGAATATAATGTATTAGCTTCAACATATGCTAGTGATCAAGAAAAATTAGTTGCCTTACAAGGTGTTGTAAGAGCTGGAAGTTATAGTAATACTATAGATAGAGATACTGAAGAATTTGGTATTGCTAGATCTCTTGGAACAGGTGATTATGAAATAATTAAAGATGGTTATTTAGTAAACGGTAAAAAAATAACATCTGCGGAATTAGACCAATACGTACAGTTATATAAACCTAAAAACATTGAAGCATTTTCTAAACTTGATATTGATTTAAGAAATAGTATTACTAATGCTAAAGGTAGAAAAGATATTGAAAAAACCGTAGTCAATACTGCTAATAGCATTCCTGTTGATCAAAAATTAAACTATTTAGTTGATTATAAAGGACAGGCTTATAATAACTTTTTTCAAGATGGTAAAATTAATGAAGATCTTGTTGAAACAGCATATAGTACAGAAATAAATAAAATAAGAAATGAGAGTTCTGTTCAGCCTGTTATTGAAACAAAAACTATTGCAGGATCAGATACATTTCAATCAGTATTTAACACAACAAACAGATACATAAGTCAAAATAATTTAGGAGAACAGATGGTAAATAGCGGAGTTGAAATATCAGGTAGAGATGTTATAAAAGCTACGGAACCTGATACTAATGGTAATATGATTGTTTCAGTTCAATTTTCAATGAAAGATGGCAATCCAAGAGTAAAAGAGCTTACATTAAATATAAATAATCCTGATCAAAGATACTTAATTGACAAAGCTTTTGCTGAACAATCTTTTTCTGGTAAATCTTTACAAGATTTTAACACATTTTATTTAAATAATATTTCAAATTTATTTACACAACAAAAAATTGAAGAAGAAATTAACATGGATGATTTTGAAAGCAATTTAATAGGCGGGGTCGAAGATACTTTACAAGATATTAAAGAAACAAAAGCTAAAAAAGATGCATTTGATATTGGATTAGGTAAAAAAACAAATATTAAACCTGAGCTAAATATTAGAGAAAGAAGCACTATACCTCCAGTAAGAAGAACTAAAAATTAATTAAATTATGCCAGAATATAAAATAGGTAATAAAACTTATGCTATAGATGATAGCAAAGTTAATTCTTTTCTTAACTTAGCACAAGAAAAAGGTTATGAAGTTGAGGAAGTAAAGCAACCGGGGATAGGGTTGGATGTGACTGTCCCAACGGAAAGAGCATCCAATACGGGATTCAACTTGGAAAATACTTTTTCGGAATTACCAGAGGAAATATCAACAAGTCAAAAAATATTAAATAGTTTTGAAAATATAAAATTAAACTTACAAAGTTTTGATGAATTGCTAAATGTAGGAACTTATACATTAGCAAGAAAAATATTCGGCGATGAAGCTGTTGATGAATGGGCAGAAGGCAAATCTGAATTTTGGACGCAAGGTTTAACTGATGAGGATATGGCTGAAGCTGTAACTGAAATAAATAGACTTGAATCATTAAAAGGTCAAACAGGTTCAATTACAGAAGGATTTAACCAAGGTGATGTTGGTGAAATCTTTGCAGGTGTAGTAAACGCGGTTACTTCATTTGGTGAAAGTGCAATTGTTTCTATTCCTACTTTAGGTGCCGGTATATATACGAATTTTTATGCTCGTG